ACTATCGGGTCCGATCAAGATAATGGAACTAAAGATAGAGAAAGTCAGGCATACGCTGATATTCTATTTTCATATACACCAGAAAATGATTTCTCTGGAACTATCACGGGACATACTTTAGATCCTGGTTTTGGATCTAGAACAGTATATACTGGTGCGAGAAAATTAGGAAGAAATCATACCCCTATTCACGCTCACGAAACTTCTTTCCCTACCATTTACGGACAGGGATTAGCGCAACCTGCTGGAGGTGTTGCTTGTTCTAGAACAATTACATATAATATCTTTCAGGATCCATTTGACGAAATTCTAGATGGAGCACAGATTGATGGCAGAATTACTATTCCAATTGCAAACTTTTCTGGAGGAGCACCAAACAGATTAATTCAAGGAAATGCATTTGGTAATGGTACTGATGGTGTTGTATTAGGTAATATTCAATCAGAACAACCTGGACCAAACTTGAAAGCACAGACTTCAATTTCCCATGGTATTTCAAATTGGTTTGGTATTGCAAATGATTTGCCAGCTCCATTCCCATCAGACGGTAATATCTCTTCGGGTAGCAACAGACATAATAGAAAATTTGACCCACAAGTTTTAGATGGTGATCCAAACCATAATGGAGAAATGCCATATGGTGTGGGTGGTCTTACTACTGAAGTACCAAATAGAAATTGGGACCCAGGAGATGGAAATGCTGGTTCTGGAAACTCGGGTGACGATCATAGACCATATAAAGTCTTCTTTAACCATTCTGGTATTGATTTCGCTAAGATTAGTGATACTGCTGGATTTAGTGACTCTATCAGATCTCACGATCACGCATCTTTTCAGGTTAATTTAGATAGAGAATCTTCTTCCTTAAGAATGCCAGGACAATTAACATTTTCCGATGTTACCGCTAATGTTGTCCCAGATAATATACCACAGGCACTAAATATTACAGTTACTGTACCTACTCCAAAGGTAGTCGTATTGTATATAATTAGAGCATACTGATGGCAAATTACGCAGTACAAAAAGCAAAATATGGTGGAATGGTTGGAACTATTCATCCATTTACCTGCCAGTTGCCTGCTGGAAATGATCCAAATGCAGGAAATTATAGGTCTAAGTTGCCTGCAGGGTTTTTGCGCTGTGACGGATCAATTTTTAAACAACGTGATTATCCTCAGTTAGCGGCGGTCTTGGGAGTTGGAGATAGTTGCAAATTTGCTAAAGGTGAATTGGAAGATGATGAGTTCCAATTACCTGATATAGGATCAAAATATATTGTTCCTGGATCAGCGACTGGAACTTACTTATCTGAAAATTTATCTGATGGTAACACTCCACATGTTGGAGCAGAATTTGAAGTAACATCAAATCGTGGAGAGTCTGCAGAAGTTAAATATTCTGGAAATTTTACTATTACTGGAAGAACTGGTGATGTATTAGGAAACCCTTTCTATGCTGCTCCAGAAAATTCATTTACTGGAATTATTACTTCCTCCCACTTCCAAGGTCACGGTCATAGTAGTAACGCTCAGGTATTGAATTGTACTGGTAACTATTTTGTCTCTCCTGCTGTTGGACCTAGTGGTGATGACAGTCACTCTGGAAATAATTGTAGACCATTTGCAGGAAACAATCTTTTTAATCTTGCAACTCCAGACGGAACTAGTGCTATTTCAGCACAACACGATCATTTAATTACTATGCCCGTATCGCAAAACGATTACGATCATAACTTTAAATATACATATGCAACAACTCAAGTTCCTGCTAATAATATAAAAACAACAGTAAATATTACTACACAAGATGTAGATACATTTGATGAGACCGTTGCTCCATTCCTCTTAGTAGAATATATTATCAAATATTAATACCAATGGCATTAGTAACTCAGACATTTAGCACACCAGGATTAAATACTTTTACTCTACCTTCTGGAGTAACTGAATTTACTTATGAGGTACATGGCGGCGGTGGTGGTGGATCAGGATCCGACGCTGGATCTCCTGGTGCAAGTGGAGGAGCTGGTGCTGTGGTTACAGGATCTGCTATCAGTGTTGCTAGTGGTGCTACCTTACAATTATTTGTTGGCGGTGGTGGTGGAGGAGGTCAATCCTCTGCTAGTAGTGCTGCAGGTGGATTGGGTGGCAATAATGGCGGCACTGTTAGTGGCGGTGGCGGAGGTGGTAACGCTGGTGGTTCTGGATCTTCTGGCGGTGGCGGTGGTGGCGGTGCTGCATCATATATTGCGATTGACCCAGGCACTCCTGCTGGTGGCACGATTAATTTCAATCAAACATATGCATCTGGTACATCGATTGCAATTCCACTAGGAATTACTACAGTAAATTATACTGTAAGGGGAGCGCAAGGCGGTAAAGGTGGTGATTCCATAGATATCTATGGAGTTGGTCCTGATATTGCTCCAAAAGGACAGGGAGGTCAAATTATTAGCGGAACATTATTTAATGTTGCTGGTAAAACTCTCAGTATTATTGTTGGAACTAGAGGAAATAATGGTTCTACAGGATTAGGATCAGTCCCAGGTGGAACTGGCGGCGGTGGAGTTGTTCTTGGTGGAGTAGGAGCAGCTTCTGCTTTTCTGGCTGAGACTTGGAGGTCGAGTGCTGGCGGCGGTGGCGGCGGTGGAGACAGTGCCATTCGTGTTGACACTGATGGAAACATTATTGCTGTTATGGCAGGTGGTGGAGGAGGATCAGGTGGATCTGGTTATAGTTTGGGAGATCCATCAACCACAATCTATCCAGCTGGCACTGGTTTAACAACTACTTACAATCCTACTAATGGTCAAAACGCTGCTAGTGTTTTAGCAAGTGCTGCTAACTCTGGTGGCGGTGGCGGTGGAGCAGGAAGTCCTGGTGGTAATGGTGGAGCTAGTTATAATTCAGGTAACCACATTGCAGGCGGTGTTGGTGGAAGCGGTGGTGGATATTACAACTCTAGTTACACTACCAATGCTTCTCTAGGTGACACTAACGGAAATAGAAATGAAAGCAGCACTGCCGCTGCTAATGGATCTATTACCATCGCGTACACAAATGTTGGTATTGGAGATGCAATTGTTGTTGCAGGCGGTGGTGGCGGTGCAGGCGGTGCAGGAAATGACGGCAGTGGTCCTGGTGCAGGTCAGTTTGGTGGAGCTGGTGGAACTACTCTTAGCACAACTCAAAACCTAACTCAAGGTGCTGGTGCTCCTAATCATGGCGGCGACGGCGGAGGCGGCGGCGGTGGCGGCGGTGGTAACACTGGTGGTGCTGCTGGAAACACTCCTGGAAGTGATAGTGATGCTAGTGGAGGATCTGGTGGAGGAAGTTATTACAATACTGGATATCACTCAGTAGTTCCAAGTGCTGGTGCAAGTAATGTTGGAACTGGAGGAGGACAGTCTACTTCAGGTAATTCTGGATATATTGAAATTACCTATAATGATGAAGACGGCAGACCAGATTCTCCTGGTAATTTTTCTAATAAAGTTAATGCATTAGTCAATACTGCTTATACTACCACTGAAACAAAAACAGTTTCTGGAATTAATGTTTCCGTATCTGCATCTGCTGTAAATGCTACAATTATTAAAAATGGTACAAATGTTGGTACATCTACGACATTTGTTAATGGAGATACTTTCCAATTAATTGTTACATCATCAACATCATATGATGCTGAAGCAACGGGATCTATTTCTTATGGTGAAGTTGGATATCAGGTTACTGCATCTTTCACGATTACTACACAGTCAGTACCACCAAATATTCCAGATCCTTTCTCATTTACTGATCTAACTAATCAAGCATTAGCAACATATGTTGATAGTAATCAAGTAACAATTAGTGGATTGAATACATCTGGACTTGCCACTGTATCTGCTGTTACTGCAGGAGCTAGCACTGATGCTGCAGTTGTTATCAACGGAGTAGAGCAAGGAACATCTGGCACTATCAGTAATGGAGACACATTAAAAGTACGAGCATTAACTTCTGGTATTCCAAACCTTACAACAACTGCATCAGTTGTTGTTGGTACAAGTGCTCCTGTACCTTGGAATGTAACTACATTATTAACAACCGACACTGGTCCAGATGCATTTAATTTTACAGACATCAATGGCGCAACTGCTAACACACAATATGCAAGTAATGTTGTAACTATTACAGGTATTAATAGTCCTTCTGTGGTTGCAGTATCTACAAATTTTGAAGTTAATATTAATGGTGGTGGTTGGATTACTCCAACTTCTACTAGTACAATTAATAACAACCAAACACTTCAAGTTAGAGGAACTTCTGGATCAAGTGATGGTGATGTTGTCACTGCTACAGTTCAGGTTGGTTCTGGAGCATCTGGATCTGTTACCGACGATTGGAGAATTGCTACAGGAACTGCAGCAGATACTACTCCAGACTCATTTAATTTTGTAGATAGGAATAATCAGCAGGGATTTGTTACTGTTTACAGCAATACCGTAATTCCTGGTGGATTTGATACGCAAACCTCATTCTCTGCTAGTGTATCGAGTGCTGGTAACACTACAAGTCAAGAGGTATCTTTTGACACTGGCAACACATGGAATCCTCTACCATATACAGTTACTGATTTTGCACCAGGAACTCCAGTTCAATTGAGGTTGATTACTGGATCTTATGCATCAACTGGAGCAACTTTATCAGTTACCATTGGTGGTGTTAGTGATACATGGACTGTTAGTGTATTGTCTGCAGCACCATCATCTGGTGGTGATGGTACTTGGATGTCTAGAAGAAAGAAAGAAGATGGATATGCTTTAGGAACAGTTATCACAGTTTTCAGACAAGCAGATGGTAACTGGGGCAACTTGACTGGATCTAATAGTTCTAGATATCCTGGATTCATTGTGTGTGATGGAACGTCAAAAAATGCATCAGACTATCCAGATTTGTTTGATGTTATTGGAAATACTTACGGTGGTAATGGATTTAGAAGTGCTGCTGTAACAGGTAGAACTTACACAGGTCAATTTAATCTCCCAGATTTCAGAAACAGAAGAGTATTTGGAACTGGTAATGTTGATGGAAATACCCCAGCAGCTCCTTCTGTTGTTACTAGATTTGGTGCTGATGGGACTGGAACTGGTGATGTAAATGAAGTAGGATCTGAGGGTGGTAACTGGTATATTGCAAAGGTAGATGCTGCTGGTACTCCACCATTGGAGCAAATTCAAGGAACTGGTAATGAAGGAACTGCTGGTGTATTCTATGCACTTGGTACAGTTAATACTACAGGATATGATGGAATTACTGCTAGAATTAATTACAATGTTGCAGGTAATATGAAGGCAGATGTTGGTCCTTTGGTTGAGACTCTAGTTCCAATCCCAGGACATACACACTCTGCTGCAAGTGGCAGATCTTTGAATGTATCGATGGGATTGATGGCATGGGGCATTAGAGCAATGCGTTGGTCTCATGATAATAGTTTCTGGAGAAGATCTAGTAACGATTGGTCTAACGCAATTCCACAGGGTCCAAGTTCTCACAACCCTGGAGATACCTATAGTCAAACTTATTCTAACTTCTGGCCTTCTCCTAGAGATAATAGTTTGCAATTGGATAATAATAAGAATTCTGGAAACTACCAATACATGGGCGCTCTAGATGTCTATAGTGGTAATGCAACGGCAAACTTATTCACTCCTAGTGGTGGAATGTTGCAACATAATCATACGTTATCTACTAATCCTTATGGTGATCCAACTAATGCATTTACATATGGAAATAACAATGGAGTAGGTACATCATTTGGCGGTGCTCCTACTAATAATACAACGGAAGTTGCATTTAGTTCTTCTGAAACTGGTATTAGAGCAAACGTAGGATCTTTCCAGTTATCAAGTTCAAAAGCATTGATTCCTAATGTAGCGATCCAACCAAATATACCAATTTCTTTGATGCAACCTTTCTTCCGAGCAAAGTACCTAATTAAAGCATTCTAAATACCTATATCATTTTAACATGTGAATCATAATGGCTTCTGTACCTATTAAACCTCTTGAATTGATGCAAGATCCTAAACTCACTAAGTTTGAGTTTAAAGACTTCATTGGTGTTTGGGAAAACTTTGTTCCTGCATATATGTGCGAACAAGTTATTAATCATTACGAAGAATACATGTGTAACAGTAGTTACATTAATGCTACTGCGGATGATGTAGACCCTACTGCAGTAGCTGCTGGCAAGATCAGCGGTAAAAGTGTTGTAATGAATGGCGACACTCAGTTTGCAAATGGTAAACTAGGAAGAAAAGATACTGCTATCCTATTGAATGATTCTAATCCTGTATTAGCATCACAGGTAAATCAATATCTTACAGCATGTACTACACAGTATGTGGAGAAATACAGTCAGTTAAAAAATGCTAAGTATGTCTCTGGTGATATGAAACTCCAGAAGACAGAACCTGAGGGTGGATATCATGTTTGGCATTATGAGACAGGTGGATATCACTACAGTTATCGTGAACTGGTCTGGGCGATTTATTTGAACGACATGCCAGAAGGAGAGGCAGAAACTGAGTTTCTCTATCAAAGAAGAAGAATTCAACCAACTCAGGGTACACTAGTT